GGCCGGTGTTCCTGGACAGCGTTTGGTTATTTTCAACGGTTATAACCTTGCTACCCTTACAGTAAATCCTGGAGTGTTTGGCAGAGATATTTCAAGTGGCGTTGTAGCAGAGTTTATCTACTCTGATTTCGACGGGTTATGGATACCGCTATATGGATCCAATAGTCCACCCTAAACAATAACGGTAAATATACAAAAGAGAGCAGACAATGCCACAAGAAATAAACGAACTACAAATAGCACGAACAGAAGTCTACACGTATTGTAAGGCCATGTTGGGCGAAGGCATGGTCGATGTAGAACTAGATCCCATACACTACGAAACAGCCCTACAACGTGCTCTGGCAAAATACCGTCAACGCGGCGATAGCAGTGTAGAAGAAAGCTATATGTTTTTAACTACAATCAAGGATCAAAATACTTATATACTGCCCAAAGAAGTTGTAGAAGTCCGTCAGATATTTAGACGCTCAGTAGGATCAAGATCAGGTTCGGGACAGGGCGGAACTATTTTTGAACCATTCAACTTGGCCTATACCAACACCTATTTGTTAGCCAGCAGTAACATGGGCGGCATTTTAACCTATGAGCTATTTGCACAGTACCAAGAAATGATTGGACGTATGTTTGGATCGTTTATTGAGTTTAAATGGCATGCACAAAGTCACAAGCTAACTGTACTGCAACGTCCCCGTACTGACGACGAAGAACTAATGCTTTACTGCTACAACTATCGTCCTGATATTGGTATTCTAAACGATGTCTATGCGGCACAATGGGTTAAAGACTATACATTAGCCAACTGCAAGATCATGTTGGGCAATGCTCGTGAAAAATTTGCACAGATAGCAGGACCACAAGGTGGCACTAGCCTAAACGGTACAGCAATCAAAGGTGAAGGTACAGCAGAAATAGAAAAGCTAGAAACTGATCTAATGCAACAGGTAGCAGGCGGGCGCGGCTATACATTTATTATAGGATAACAACCATGACGGTAAAAATCACAGAACTACCGTTAGCTGCCTCAGTAGCAGGTAGTACTATAATGTATGTCATTGATCCAACTGGCCCTACCAGTGAAAGAACTACATTAGAATCAATTGCTGATGTTATCAGCCCCACAGCATCTCAAACAGTTAAAGGTATAGTCAAAATAGGAACCGGCATCAATGTAGATGTCAACGGTGTTATTAGCGTACCTACTGTAACTAGTATTACAGGAAATGCAGGTACAGTAACTAATGGTGTTTACACTACAGGATCATATGCTGACCCCATATGGATAACAAGCCTGGCCGCAAGCAAAGTTGGATTAGGTAGCGTAACAAATGAATCAAAAGCTACAATGTTCTCAAGCCCAACATTTACCGGAACAGTAAGTGGTGTAACTGCCACAATGGTAGGTCTTGGCAGTGTTACTAATGAATCAAAAGCTACTATGTTTAGTAGTCCCACATTTACTGGCACCGTGGCAGGAGTGACTGCTACTCATGTGGGATTAGGTAATGTAACTAACGAGTCAAAAGCCACTATGTTTGCATCACCAACATTTACCGGAACAGTAGCAGGTGTTACAGCCGCAATGGTTGGCTTAGGTAATGTGACAAATGAAAGCAAGGCTACTATGTTCACTAGCCCTACATTCACAGAAGTTCCGTTAGCACCCACAGCAACAGCAGGTACTAATACTACTCAAGTTGCTACTACGCAGTTTGTTAGAACCGAAGTAAGTAATCTAGTAAACGGTGCTGGACCAGCATTAGACACTCTAAAAGAACTAGCAGATGCATTGGGCAGTGATGCTAACTTTAGTACAACAATATCAACAGCGTTGGGATTAAAAGCACCCTTAGCAAATCCAGCGTTCACAGGAACACCGACCGGTATAACTGCCACTCATGTAGGTCTTGGTAATGTAACTAATGAATCTAAAGCCACAATGTTTGCAAGCCCTACATTTACTGGTACCGTAGCAGGTGTAACTGCCACTCATGTGGGTCTTGGTAATGTAACTAACGAGTCAAAAGCCACTATGTTTGCAAGTCCAACATTTACTGGCACAGTAGCAGGTGTTACAGCTACTCATGTAGGACTTGGAAATGTAACTAATGAAAGTAAGGCAACAATGTTTGCTAGTCCAACATTCACTGGTACTGTAAGTGGAGTAACTGCTACTCATGTGGGATTGGGTAATGTTACAAACGAATCAAAAGCCACAATGTTTGCAAGTCCGACATTTACCGGAACAGTTAGTGGTGTAACTGCCACTCATGTAGGCCTTGGTAATGTAACCAATGAATCAAAAGCCACAATGTTTACTAATCCGGCAATCAAGCAGACTGCAGGTGCTGGAGGAATAACACTTACTAGTGAAGGTGGATGGCCAGCTGGAATACAATTTAAAAGTTCCGGCGGAACTTTTGATGCCCCAACACAAACAGGAAATAATTATAACGTTCTTAATATAAGTGCTCAAGGCCATATAGGTAGTGGCGGCACAGGCGGATTCACTACTTTAGGTTGGATGGAGTGGATGGCTACCGAAGCTATAACCGCAAGTAATCGTGGTTCGCAACTTAGTTTATATGCCAATAAAGCAGGTGGTTCCACTAGTTACGGATTATTTTGGAACGGTGATACATTTGATACAACACAAGGTAAAATAAAAGCAACTAGTATAACAACAGGTGATAGTACAACAGCTGGTACATTAACTGGGGCGTGGACATTAACTGGTTCAATATCTGGCGTAACCGCCACAATGGTTGGCCTTGGTAATGTAACTAATGAATCAAAAGCCACTATGTTTAGTAGTCCTACATTTACTGGTACAGTTAGTGGTGTTACAAAAGCACATGTAGGGCTAGGCAGTGTTGATAATACTGCTGATGCAAACAAAGCAGTAAGTTCAGCTTCAACAGCAGGCACTGCAACTAACCATTACGGCGCAGGTGGTAGTTATATAGCTTCGAGTAATTCTGGCACCTCTTATGGCTCTGCTATTCAAGTTCGTGAAGCAGGACTAGGCGGTTCTCAAGGTGGTGCTATTGCTTACGCACCTAGACTAGCGTTCCATTGGAGTGGTTTAGTTGCTTCAAGTATTGTAATGGAATCCAGTGGTAGAATCGCTATTGTAAATAATCCCGGCACTGCGTATGAGGCATTTGTGTGCGGAACTCTTACAGCGTCAAACTTCTCCGGAACATCTTCTGGAACAAATACTGGTGATCAAACGATACCAACTACACTACCGGCGAGTGATGTATATGCTTGGGCAAAAGCCGCTACTAAACCATCATACACAGCAAGTGAAGTTGGATTAAGTAACGTTGGTAACTATACTGTGAATCAAAACGTTGGTACAGGAAACGATGTGACGCACAATACTGTCACAGCAGCCGCTTTTTATTACAGTTCAGATGCAACGTTGAAAACAAACATAGGTACGTTAACCAACTATTGGGAAACATTAGATGCACTACGTCCTGTTAGTTTTGATTGGATTTCAAGTGGTAAAAAAGATCTAGGATTATTGGCACAAGATGTACAATCAGTAATGCCAGAATCAGTCACAACCACAGATGCTGGAACATTAGCAATCAGTTCATCTGGAATTATTGCTAACTTAGTAGCCGCTGTCAAAGACCTTAAACGACAAGTTGAGGAACTAACTAAACAGTTGAAAGGGTAATCTATGGCAAGATTAAACAACGGAGTAACTGATAGTGTACGCAGTTGGGGGCCTGGATATAATGATGGCCCAAACTATTATACTGCCCCCACTTGGTATCATAACAGGGGGATGAAAATACAAAATAATACTGGTAAAGATCTATTCCTTCCAGATAATGCAGAAGCTGAAAGAAACTCAGTATACCGCGCCGGCCCCGGTTATAGACAAACGGGCAACTGGGTTGATTCTGCTGGTCGATTACGATTAGATCAAGTAGCTGTAGGAATTTATTGTTGGAGCGGACCTCCGAATACTGCTGTAGATGCTCAACCAACTCCTCCAGCATGCCAAAGCGATTTTACTGACGGCGGAGTGTACGCAACAAGCGCCGCGATGCCAGTCTACGGTGACGGTGTAGCAAGAACGTATAGACCACCATATGATGGAACAGTACCGGTTTCAGCTTGGCAGGCAAATTACGGAGAGCTAGATGTTACAATAGCAGGAGCAACAAGAAACGCTGTCTATATGTGTCAAAGTCTTGCCCAAGGATATTTTTGGCAATGCGGTGCATCATTTCCTTATCAGTGGATTGTAGTAAGAGCTTGTTACAAGTCGTAATATGATAGAAATTGCCCTAGATAATCTTGCTAAAGAACTAGAATCAGTAGGGGGAGAATATCTTTCTCTAGTGGTATTGTGGAATTCAGAATGTAGGCACTGTACTCCTTTTTTAGAAATGATCAACTGTGTTGAATCAAATTTTTCTAAATACAAGTTTTATAAAGTTCACGTAGATGATGTTCCTTTATTTGCGCCCCCTGCTATTCCATCAGTATCTGTATTTTATAATGGTACACGATTTTTTGAAGGGCTAGGAGTGCCTGACCAACAGACGTTTGAGAAAGGTTTAGAATTTTGGCAAACTGAGTGGGAAACTAGAATAAGGAAACACAATGAGCATTGAAATTATTAATGTTGCATCTAGCACACACTCAGGCGATAATGATAGCAATCTTGCTGGAGTAATCAAGTTGATTGTTTATAAAGAAAACAACGTTGAAAGCGTACTACAACTATCACCACCAAATATGGATAATTTTGTACCTATAGAGCAAGTTACTAACGACATACTCATAGAATGGGTCGAGTTATCAAAACAAATCTAAACATATTTGGCATAAAAATATTTGACCTTGTAATAAAACTGTTATATAATAGCATATCGTTAGGAGATGTTATGATTATAGGTGTGTGCGGTTTTATTGGTTCGGGTAAGGATACTGTTGCCGATTATCTTACTAACTTTCACGGATTTCGACGAGAAAGTTTTGCCAACAGTCTTAAAGATGCGGTGGCACATGTATTTGATTGGGACCGTACTATGCTAGAAGGGCGCACAAAATCTGCACGTGAATGGCGCGAACAAGTAGATCCGTGGTGGGCAGACCGCTTAAAAATGCCCAATCTAACACCGCGTTGGATACTGCAATATTGGGGCACAGAAGTATGCCGCAAAGCATTCCATGATGATATTTGGATTGCTAGTCTAGAAAACAAACTCCGTAACTCAAAAGACGACATTGTTATCAGCGATTGTCGCTTTCCTAATGAAATCAAATCAATACGATCTGCAGGTGGACAAATAGTATGGGTACAACGCGGCGAACTGCCCGATTGGTATCAAGATGCTGTAAACATGAATGAGGGCGATCGTAACATGAGCTATGCTATCAGCAGTGAGCGTATGAAACGTAGCAAGATTCATGCTAGCGAAACTGCTTGGGTAGGTACTAAGTTTGATCACATTCTAGACAACAATGCCACTATAGATGACCTATACTCACAGGTTAGAAATCTGGTACCAAATCACCTTGACGCCAGCGAACTCCCTCTTTATGTAGGACTCGCTGACAGTTTGCACACACAGTCTTAAGATTAGCAGGGCGGCAGTTGTTAAGATCGCCGTCTATGTGAAAGACATTAAACTGTTCTTGATGCTTGCTCTTGTAACCACATTTTTCACAGGCATCTTTCTTACGATAGCCTAACTGATACCAACGAGGCTGGCTAGGTGTTGTGCCTCTAGCACATCCATCACACTTACGCCTATAGAAAGGCTTCTTGTCCTTGTAGTAGTTGACTGCACAAGGCCGTTCTTTACATATATTGCATAGTGGTCGCATCTTATATTTATACTAGCCCTTTTTCTGCCCTTTTCTCTGTCTTATAAGTAGCTGTTTTAGCAAATACCTGCTAAATATTAACAGTAAGAAGGAGACCATAAAATGGCTTTAATATCACCAGGCGTACAGGTTTCTGTAATCGACGAAAGTTTTTACACAACCGCTGAACCAGGCACCCGTCCACTATTTGTTGTGGCCACAAGTGCAGACAAGACACCATCATCAGGGTCCGGTACAGCTTTAGGAACTACAGCTTCGAAAGCAGGCACAGTATATACAATTACAAGTCAGCGTGAACTCGCTGAGACATTCGGCGATCCAGTATTCAAGAAGGATACAAATAACAATCCAATTCATGCTGGTGAACTAAACGAATACGGCCTACAAGCCGCATATTCATTCCTAGGAATAAGTAACTCTGCACTAGTTATTCGTGCAGATATCAACCTAACAGAACTAGAAGCACGAGCACAAGCGCCCGGCGGAGAACCAGCAGATGGAACTTTCTGGTTAGACACTGCTAGCTCAACATACGGAATTTTCCAGTGGGACGGACGTTCAGCAACAGCTGGTGGTCAGTCATTCACTAATCAAGTTCCACAAGTATATCTAAACACACTCGATGTTACCGCAGCCGCTGGATCATATGGACTAGCACTAGACGGTGAGTATGTTGAAACTTACTACAAGAGCGCATACGATTCGAACGGTGCACCTGTAGTAGGCAACGGCTCATGGGTAGTTGTTGGTTCAAACGCTTGGGTAAAAGCATGGCCTACTATCAGTCAAACTAGCGGAACAGTAACAGGGTTACCAAGTTCTACTCTTACTATTAACGCAGTTAACGTTGAAATTATAGGCGGTAACATTGACAGCATAGTTACTGATATTAATAATGCTAGCGGACCATTTGGTGCTAGAAAAAATTCAGTTGGTAAACTAGAAATTTTTACAGTTAGTGCAAGCACTGACAGTTTAACTATTTCAGAACCATCTAGCGTAACATACCTAGGTAGAACAACTGTACACGTACCAGACAACGTAACTAATCCAGCCGCAACTGGAGCTCAGTTTACCGTAGTTCGCAACGGTACAAATGGAACATACACAACAGTAACTAGAACCCAAGGCGGTAGTAATTACACAGTTGGTGACGTTATTAAAGTTCTTGGTTCAACTGTAGGCGGTGTAAATGCCACCCATGATATTCAAATAACAGTTACCGGAGTATCAACTGGTGCAATTACAACATTTACATTTACAGGTACTGCTGATGTAGGTGGTGCATTGTTATCAGCACTTGGTATTTCTGCTACAGAACACATGGCTCCTAAGCTACAGATCAGCAAGCACACACAAGTTCCACAATACAAAACTTCTTTAGACAATCGTCCAACCGGTTCTGTATGGATTAAAACTACTGAACCAAATGCTGGTGCTAGATGGCGTGTTAAGACATACAACAATGCAACTCGTTTGTGGGAACAATTAAATGCTCCTGTATACGCTAATGATCAAGCGGCAAACAAAGCTATTGATCCACTAAACTTTACTCTAATAAATCCTGCAGGCGATCCTACTTCTGATGCTAACCGTAATTACACAGGTTCAGGTATCAAAGTTAATACAGTATATGTACAACACGATGCCTCAAACGCAGTATTTGTAGTACGATATAGAAACACAACAACATCTTGGTCTAATATACCAGTTGGTGTAATGTACTTTATCAGCGATACTGCACCAACTACTAAAACAGCAGATGGTCAATTATGGTATAGCTCTGTAGTAGACGAAGTTGATATTATGATCAACAACGGTACAATATGGAAAGGTTATAAAAACTACGCTCCAACAAGTGCTACTAACGTTAATGGCCCAACAGTTAGTCCAACAGCTCCATCGACTCCAGTTGATCTTGATCTATGGGTTGACACAAGTGACTTAGAACACTATCCATTATTGAAGCGTTGGAATAATAGCTTCAAGCGTTGGGATCTAGTTGATGTAACTGATCAAACAACAGAAAATGGTATTGTGTTTGCAGACGCACGTTGGACAGATACTGGTGAACCAACTAATAGCACCTACGAGCCAGCAAGCATTAGTAGCTTACTAAGTGAAGACTTTGTTGATTTTGATTGTCCAGATCCTGCACTATACCCAGAAGGTATGTTGTTATGGAATACTCGTCGTAGCGGATTTAACGTCAAGCGTTATGTTCGTAACTATATCGACACAACTGCAATTAACAGACGTTTTGGCGCAGGCGATGGCGAAACAATGACTGCATATTATCCAGATCGTTGGGTAACAGAAAGTGCAAATCAAACAGACGGCAGCGGTTCTTTTGGTCGTCACGCACAACGTAAAGTTATTATTCAAAGCCTACAACAGATAGTTAATACAAACCAAGAAATTCGCGATACAGAACGTAACAGCTTTAACTTGTTAGCTTGCCCAGGTTATCCTGAGCTAATTGGCGAACTAGTTAACCTAAACAACGATCGCGGTTTAACAGCATTTGTTGTTGGTGATAGCCCAGCTAGATTAGAGCCAAGTGCTACTAACCTAAACAACTGGGGCACTAACTTAATGGGCGCATTGGAAGATAACGATAACGGTCTAGTTAGTTTTGATGAATACCTAGGTGTGTTCTATCCATGGGGCTTCACAAGTGACAACTTTGGAAAGAATGTTGTAGTTCCTCCAAGCCACATGATCTTAAGAACTATTGCTCTAAACGACCAAGTTGCTTATCCATGGTTTGCTCCAGCAGGAACACGCCGTGGTAATGTTACAAACGCAACAGCAGTTGGTTACGTTACAAGCGAAGGCGAGTTTAAATCAGTTGCACTAAATGACGGACAACGTGACACATTGTATAATGTAAAAGTTAATCCAATTACATTCTTTACAGGCGCTGGTCTAGTTAACTTTGGTCAAAAGACTCGTGCTAACGGCGCAAGTGCATTAGATCGTATTAACGTGGCACGTTTGGTAATTTTCCTACGTAATCAGTTGAACAAACTAGCTAAACCTTATATCTTTGAACCTAACGATAAGATTACACGTGACGAAATCAAACAACAGGTTGAAAGCCTATTGTTAGAACTAGTTGGTCAACGTGCTCTATACGACTTCTTAGTTGTTTGTGACGAAAGTAACAATACACCTAACAGAATTGATCGTAGCGAACTACACGTAGACATTGCTATTGAACCAGTAAAAGCAGTGGAGTTTATTTACATTCCAGTGCGCTTGAAGAACACTGGCGAGATTGCAGGGTTAGGCAATTAATAAATACAAATAAGGGAGACAACAAATGTCTATTTCAACATTAAGCAAACTAACAGTACCCTTAGTAAGTGATCAATCAGCAAGCACTCAAGGCTTGCTGATGCCTAAACTGCAATATCGTTTTAGAGTATCACTAGAAAACTTTGGCGTATCAACACCAACAACTGAGCTAACAAAGCAAGTTGTCGATATCACAAGACCAACATTGGATTTTGCTGATGTAGACATTCATGTTTATAACTCAACAGTGCGTCTAGCAGGCAAGCACACATGGAACGACATCACTATCAACTTACGTGATGACGTTACAGGTCAAGTGCAGAAGCTTGTTGGCGAACAACTACAGAAACAATTTGACTTCTATGAGCAAAGTTCTGCGGCTTCTGGTATCGATTACAAATTCACAACTAGAATTGAAATTCTAGACGGTGGTAACGGTGCTAACACAGCTAACGTTCTTGAAACATGGGAAATCTATGGTTGCTATGTAAAGAACGCAAACTATCAAACTCTAGCATATGCAAATAACGAACCAGTAACTATCCAGTTGGCTATTCGTTATGATAATGCAATCCAAAGCCCAGTAGGAACAGGCGTTGGTACAGCAGTCGGACGTAGCTTAGGCACATTCGTAACTGGTGGTGCTTAACAGTTACTAATTCCGGGAGCTTTAAAAGGACACTTCGGTGTCCTTTTTTATTATCTCTCCACTTTATTCTAATCGATAAATATTACTATGGGTATATTAGACGGATTTTTAGATAACTTAGGCAATGGCCTTTCTCGACCAAAAGGTAATCTTGGCGACTTTGCTCACGCGGCCAGATTATATAATACTAGTGCATTTAGACTAGCACCTAAAACCAAATTTCTTTATCATGTGGTTTTTAACTTTAATGACGTGCCATTAGCTGGTACTAATTTTAAAGAACAACATCAGAGGACTGTTGGTTTATTAGTCAAGTCAATTGATTTGCCTAAATTTAAAATACAAGTAGATGTTGCACAGCAATATAATAGAAAACGTGCTACACAGACAAAAATAGAATACGAACCGATTAATATTTCGTTTCATGATGATAATCTCGGAGTTACAACTGCACTATGGAGTTTATACTACGGATACTATTATGCAGACTCAAGTCACAATAGTGCAAGCGGAGGTGGCGCTGGTGCTACAGGATTTTTCTCGTCAATAGCAAATGCCGTAGTCCCTGGCATAACAAAATTATTTGGCGGCACTTCTGACACTGCTGGATCGAGTTCATCAGCTGTTCCTCCGGGCTACAGTCGATTAGATAATACTCAAGGATTTAATACTTATAGATACGGTCTTGATAGAGATCAATCAGTTCCGTTTTTTAGTACCATACAGATATTTCAATTGAGTAAACAGCAGTATCAAAGTTTTACTTTAGTTAATCCTATCATAACTGGTTGGCAACATGAAAGTCTAGATAACAGTAACGGACAAGATACATCTGCAAATAAAATGAGCATTATGTATGAAGCTGTAATCTACGGACAAGGTCAAGTTAGTACCGGCAACCCCGATGGCTTTGCTAAAGAATTTTACGATAAGAGTCCTAGCCCATTATCATTACTCGGTGGCGGTAAGGTTGGACTATTTGGCCAAGGCGGCATATTAGGCGGTGCAGTTGATGTCGTTGGAGCCATCTCCAGTGGCAGTGCATTTAGTAGTGCTGGTGCATTACTAGGTACACTAATTAAAGGCGCGGCAGTAGTTAATAACTCTAAAAAGTTAACATCAGAAGGTATTCGCCAAGAGGGATTTAATTTGCTAACAGGAGCGTTAAGTTCAGCAACTGGCGTTAACGTCGGCGGTGTAGCAAACGTACTATTTCCAAAAACAGGCGGCGCAGGTCAGGGCGATTTTACTGCGGCTAATCAGACACAGATAACGCAAGGACTTGGACCACTACCTCCTGCTAAGGTGCGATCATTCTTTGATGCTCGTCCCGGGTCACTCACATCTTTAGCTAGAACAGCAGTATTTGGCAAAGCTATCGGCGCCGGAAATCTTACTGAAATAAACACTAAATGGAATGCATTAAGTGCAGGTGCTAAAGCAAAGTATGAAACTGAAACATTAGACAAAGTAATCAACGGAGCACCCGAAGTACAAAGTCAATACCAATTAATTAAAACACAGGTGATAAATGGCAATATCTAACTTACCCTTAAATATTATTAACGCAGACTCGAGTGATGAAGTCAAACATTTCTTTGACATGTATTTTATCGAGCCAGTGGTATTTCCTGCGGCAGAAATAGATGCAGTTGTGGGATTTTTTCAGAAACGCGGTTTTGATGACTTGGCTAGTAATTCAACAGCGATCATATTATTACAACAGGCTAAAATAGATAACGTTAATGTATTCACACTATTAGATACATTAGGAAAGTTAGAAGAAATTAAAATATCTGCGGTAATTTCTCAAGTATTGAATTATAATAGACAAAAAATATCCACACTTGGATACAAAAAAGACGATACTACTGACTTACTTGAGAAAAGAAATATTGTAGTATGAAACAGTTTGTACAGGGAAAGTTTGTACCCAAGAACCCGGCAAAGTATATAGGAAATAAAACTCCAACATATCGTAGCAGTTGGGAATGGGCATTCATGCAGTTTTGCGACAATAACCCTGCTATACAAAACTGGTCAAGTGAAGCAATAAAAATTCCATATCGTAACCCATTTACTGGTAAACAGACCGTATATGTTCCAGATTTCTTTATCAACTACGTTGATAAGAATGGTAAGGTACATGCTGAGATCATCGAAGTTAAACCCCTAAAACAAACTAGCCTAGCAGAAGCTGGCCGTAGCAAACACAGTCAGGCCCATGCTGTACTGAATATGGCAAAATGGGAAGCCGCAAGAGCATGGGCAAAACAATCAGGCGTATTCTTTAGAGTCGTTTCCGAAAATGATATTTTCCATAACGGAAAACGATAAGTATTCATATGACAAAGAAATTAGAAGAACTTTTAAATCTTCCCGAAAGCAAGGATATTGCCAAAAAGTCAGCTAGCGCAAGTCGAGCTGAAATAGAAGAAGCTCGCAGTAAAATGCCAGCTGACAACTTCTTTCGCGACATTGAAGAAATTGATAAAATTGCCACAGCATTGCCCTCTGTAAAAGGACTAGGAGATGCTAGTGACAGCGAGTTTGATGCACTAGCTCAACGTGCTACAGATGCTTATGACGATCTAATGGATCTTGGCATGAACGTAGAAGCACGTTACTCCAGCAGAATTTTTGAAGTAGCGCAGTCTGCACTTAAGAATGCCATTGATGCTAAGTCAGCTAAAATTGATAAAAAGCTAAAAATGATAGAATTACAGATTAAAAAAGCAAAACTTGACCAAGATTCTAAGCCGCAGGGCGAAGAAAATATGGTAGCCGGTGAAGGTATGCTAATAACTGACCGAAATAGCCTGCTGGAAAAATTAAAGCAAATGAAATAAATACTACAGTGGGGATCATGATGAAATCATTTACAGAATATCTAACAGAAAGCAAAAAGACTTATGAGTTTAAAATCAAAGTCGCGGGAGACTTGTCTGAAGATTTTTCTTCTGAATTAAACTCGGCAATGGAGAAGTTTTCTGTTGTCAAACTAAGCAAAGGCAAGCGCACACCTATTCAAGATGTTCCTTTAGATTTTCCAAATTTAAAGAACTCACACGTAACTGTGTTTGATTTAGAGTGTCACTATCCAACAACTCCGCAAGTATTAGAAGCTTACATCGCACAAGTTTGCAAGTGTCAAGTAGTAGTAAGAACTGCTAACGATCCAAGTGAACAGTATGAAGCAGAAATGAATGAAAAGATGACTCCAGTCTTAGGAGAGCCACAAGAATCTGAAGTTGATAAGACAGCACAGAATCTAGTGGGAGAAAAGCATGTAAGCAGTTTCTTAAAAGATCTCGCAAGAGATTCTAAAGATTTATGTGCAGGACAACCTAAAGAAAAAGAATCTCCAATGCCCGAAGCTAGTGTAGGTATTAGCCCGGTGGGTTCTAAACAAAATACAATACCATCACCGGTAAAAGGAAAATAATATGAAATCAGATTTAGACTTTAACAAACTCTTTGGTCGTATCAGAGATATAGATCAAGGTAAGAAACCAGTTACAGAATCTACTGTAGCAGAGTGTGGTATGATGCCAACTCCAATGAATAACATTCCATCAGCACCTCCAGTATCAATGAACGTTAGTTTAAATGCTCAAGGTATTGATCAGATCAAAAGTTTGTTAGACCTAATGCACAAGGCAGAAAGCCCATTGGCTGCAGGACCAGTAGGTTCACCAATGATGCCGCAGGCACCAATGCCAACTATGTCTTCACCAACTCCAATGAACATGCCAGCTATCAGTTTAGATGAGCCAGGCTTCGGTGGTGAACCATCAGGCGACATGGATCCGTTAGATGCACTAGTTAAGAAAGCTGGTATTGCAATGGCTCCTAAAGCCCCAGGCGATGTAGGTCCTGGTGCCTCAGCTGGTGGTGACGATGCAGGTGTAAAATCTCCAATGGGTAGCAAAGAACCTGCTCCAAAAGATGACATGAAGAAAGTAGCTGACGAAGTACGTGGCATGGCTGACACACTAGCTGATGAAAATCAAGACGGTGGATTTGGCGGAGCAACTACAGCACCAGATGAAAAATACGGTGATGTGAGCACAGTAACAGCAACAGGTAACGACCTAGCAAGCAAAGGTAAAGAAGCTCCTAAAGTCAACGGCGGTGGTAATCCAATGGAAAGTATCCGTCAGCAACTAGACGCACGTTACAAAGAAATCAAAGAAGCCAAAGCTAAACCAGATTATATTGATGCTGACAAAGATGGCGACAAGAAAGAGCCAATGAAGAAAGCATTTAAAGATAAAGAAGTTAAAGAAGCTTTTCCAACTGTGGCCAGTGCAAAGAAAGATGCAGAAGGCACAGCAGGAATGAAACAAGGTGAAAAGAAAAAGTCTTCAACAGGTGGTACTATTGAAAAGACCAAAACTGGTATTAAACACACAGCTGGTAAGAACTACAGCGGTAAGGAATAAGGAAAACTATTATGGCAATCGTAACTAGAGTAAATGGTTTAGCATGTACAGCAGGTACATTGTACGGCCTTAACGCCAAGGTATTTAAAATTACAGTAAGAAATACAAGTGCGGCAGCAATAAACATTCAAGCAGAAGATGATGCCGTTAATGAAACTGTAGAACAGATTGTTAACGAACTTAATCCTTTGGCATTTTTTGTAGTAGACGCTAACGGCGGTGTAATGCATATTATTACAGACGTTAGCACCAGTGCAACTGATCTGCAACATCGCATTAGACAAATTGGTGCGGCAACGCCCGCAGTAAGAACTGGAGTATCTACATTTACGTATGCAGTTACAGCAGTTGGACCTAACAGCGTTGACATCAGCGGAACAGTAGTAGCTGATCCAACATCATTTACAACAGCATAATTCGTCGCAGTTAGCACCCTGTCTAAGGTGCCAAATAGACCCTCCGGGGTCTATTTTTTTCGTTAAATAAACATATGGCAAGTAAATCACTAGACGGCGTATTAATTAAAAAAGCCAACAGGCAAGAAACGTTCACTGAAAAACATATTCAGGATCTAATGCTATGTGCTGACCCCAATATTGGGTATGTGCATTTTGCAAAAAACTTTTTCTATATTCAGCACCCAGTACGGGGTAAGTTATTATTTGATCCGTTTGACTATCAAGAAAGACTGTTGCACAGTTATCACGACCATCGTTTTAACATTAATATGTTGCCTCGACAAAGTGGTAAGACTACCTGTGCGGCAGGCTACTTGTTATGGTATGCTATGTTTCATCCTGACCAAACTGTCCTAGTTGCCGCTCACAAATACACAGGTGCACAGGAAATTATGCAACGTATACGTTATGCATATGAAGACTGTCCAGATCATATACGATGTGGAGTAACTAACTATAACAAAGGGAGTATTGAATTTGACAACGGATCTAGAATTGTTTCAGCTACTACTACTGGTAACACCGGTCGTGGTATGTCCATATCCCTACTATATTGCGATGAATTTGCTTTCGTACAACCTAACATTGCTGAAGAGTTTTGGACTTCAATATCGCCAACACTAGCCACTGGCGGACGTGCGATTATTACTAGTACACCTAACAGTGACGAAGATACATTTGCTAACATTTGGAAAGAAAGCCAAAAGAAATTTGACGAACACGGAAATGAAACTGCATTAGGTGTTAATGGATTTCACGGATTCCGTGCAGAATGGAATGAACATCCGGATCGTGATGATGCATGGAAACAAGTAGAACTAGGACGAATCGGTGAAGAGCGATTTCGTCGAGAATATGGATGCGAGTTCTTAGTCTATGAAGAAACATTGATTAACAGTCTGTGCCTTGCAGGAATGGAAGGCAAAGAGCCAATACTAAAGATGGGACAAGTACGTTGGTATAAAAAGCCAACGGACGATATGATATATGCTGTAGCATTAGATCCTGCGCTAGGCACCGGCGGAAACTATGCGGCTATACAGGTTATAGAATTACCATCAATGATACAGGTAGCAGAATGGCAACATAATACTACAGCAGTAGAAGGACAGATCAGAATACTTATGGACATTAACAGATATATTGCTGAATGTTGTCCAAAAATGAATGGTTCTAATATCTATTGGAGTGTTGAAAATAACACACTAGGCGAAGCCGCATTGATAGTGGTTAAAAACGTGGGCGAGGAAAATATACCAGGATTGTTTGTATCGGAACCAATACGTAAAGGACATGTTCGTAAATTCCGTAAGGGATTTAATACTACACACCGCAGTAAGATTGCAATTTGTAGCCGATTAAAGCACCTAATTGAAACAAATAAAATGAAAATTACCAGCAAACCGCTTATCAGTGAACTTAAGGCATTTATCGCCAACGGTATCACTTTTAAAGCAAAAGTAGGGGAAACTGATGACCTAGTCAGTGCCATGCTACTAGCAGTACGTATGAGTGCAGTACTAGCTGACTGGGATACTAGGGTTTTTGACGTTATGTCCAACAGTTTGGACGAAAACTTTGAAGATTGGGAACCGCCCATGCCTATATTCGTTTCCAGCAGTTTCTAATAAATACAACTATGAAAGACTTAACCTCTGTATCAACTGATTTGTTTAACAAAGTACGTAGTCGCTTCTCTAACGTAAAGATGGGCGCCGACGATGGCTCATTAACTACTGACCCTGAAACTGCTAGATTCTTTGATGTAAGTTATAAGGTGCAGGGCGACGAGTTAGGTCGTGTTAACTTGCAAATAGACGACGATGCATTAACTGTTATCTATGATGAATCTATGTTAGATGCTCACAGTGACGATGTTAAAAATGAATGGTTTGACTTTTTGAAAGAGTTAAGACAATTTGCAAGAAAGAATTTATTAAAGTTTGACACACGCGATATCGCTAAATCAAACTTAGAAAAAAGAGATTATGCTTATCTAGCACAAAGGAACGGAGAAGAAAAAATGAGTGAATCAAAACTATTTGGTACAAGCAAGACTAGTTACCAAGACGTAGGCGAGGCAAAGATTATTGTCAAGCACAGCGCACCAGTTAACTATGCTAATCCAGCTGGACGTACACAGCGTATTGAAAGCATCTATATTGAAAGCTCAAGTGGAGAACGATTCCGTTACCCTGCAAAGCATTTGAATGGTGCTCGTGCTATGGCAGTACACGTAGCCAACGGCGGAAATCCATATGATGGCATTGGCAATCATATCTCTGGACTAAGCGAAGAACTAAGCAAGCTACGTCAGTTCAAACAGTATACACAACGTAGTGGCGTTATGGCAGAAGCTATGGGCGACATTACAGAACGTGTTATGGAACGCATCGACGCAGTTAAACACGAAGTTGCCAGCCTACAAAAACAAGCTCACTATGAAAGTTTCCGTGAATCATTTGCGCCAGTAGAAGCACAGATAGTTCCAGAAGACATGATCAACAGTTGGGTAGATGCACTAACTATTCGTACATTCAATGAAGAACTCAAAGGTGTATTTCCATACATCTACAAACTAGTAAGTGAAAAGCGTGAAGGCGAGTTGAACTATGAAGACCTAGTTGCAGAAGAAGCAGAGTGTTCAGTATGCAACGAAGACCCATGTTCATGTGATGACGAAGAAGTAAAAGAGCACAGCATGTTCCAAGAATTTGAAGATCAAATTGACGAGATCGGTTCATTGGATCACGAAAAGGATTCAGAAGATGACGTACCATTTGATGGACCGTACTCAAAAGATTCAGGCGATGTAACAGACAAGAGCGGTGCCGTACACACTGGTCAAAGCCGTGCAAGACATCTAGCAAGACAAGCTATTCCTAAAGAAGTTGTTGAGTTTATCCAATCAATGTATGACGGACAAACTGGTACATTCCCACGTGGAGAAGAAGGTGTTAAGATTGCATGTGAGAAGAAGTTCGGCGAACAAGCTGGACAGTTTGCTCATTATGTAGTTGAAAAGCTAAGTGCTAAGACACAGGGTATGGCTACTCCTGCAATACAAGAACAGCCGGTAGAAGTACCGGCTCAAGTAGATCCTATGATGGATTCATTGGCTCGTATTAAAGAACTAGCAAAATATTAAAACGGTAATATTGACCACATTTAGTTGTGGTTTGATGTTGCAATACTAAATAAAAGTGCGTATAATAACATATATGCACTTTTTGTTTTACACGGTGTAAAACAAATATAAGGCAAAAAAAGCAGTACATAGGCATAACAATAGGAGAAACATTATGGCCACATTAGCAGAAATTCGTGCAAAACTTCAGGCACAAGAAACAAAATCAAGCGGCGGAGATCGCCCCGTTGGAGACAACGCAATCTATCCGTTCTGGAACCTCGAGCAGGGCAAAGAATCTACAGTAAGATTTTTACCAGACGGCAATTCCGATAATACATTTTTCTGGGCAGAACGCCTAATGATTAAACTGCCATTCGCAGGGATCAAAGGTGAAACTGACTCACGTCCAGTACAAGTGCAAGTACCTTGTATGGAAATGTACGGCGAAACATGTCCAATCCTCAGCGAAGTTCGCGGTTGGTTCAAAGACAAGAGTCTAGAAGACATGGGTCGTAAGTATTGGAAGAAGCGTAGTTACATTTTCCAGGGCTTTGTTACTGAAGACGGCTTGAAGGAAGACAATCATCCAGAGAATCCAGTTCGTAGATTTATCATCGGACCTCAGATTTTCCAGTTGATCAAATCAGCATTGGTTGATCCAGAGTTGGAAGAATTGCCAACAGACTTTGCTCGCGGCGTTGACTTTAAGTTAGCCAAGACCAGCAAAGGTGGATACGCAGACTACTCTACAAGTAAGTGGAGCCGTCGTGAACGTCCGTTAACTGATGCAGAACTTGACTCAGTTAAGGCTCACGGTTTGTTCAATCTAAATGACTTCCTTCCAAAGAAGCCAGGTGATGTTGAGTTAAAGGTTATCAAGGAAATGTTCCAAGCATCAGTTGACGGTGAACCGTTTGACAAAGAAGCATGGGGACAATATTTCCGTCCAGCGGGTATGGGCGCGGCAACTGGTGATCCTAACAAAGCAACCAGTGGTCCAGTTGCTGATCACAACATTGACCCAGATGAGCCAACACCTCGTGTTAGTGCTCCTGTACAATCTGCTCCAAAAGCAGAATCTGCTCCAGCAGGTGCAGGTCGTGCAGAAGACATCCTTGCGATGATTCGCAATCGTCAAAAGCAGTAATCACATATAAGGGGCACTTCGGTGCCCCTTCATAACTACAAACACAAGGAGAACGTATGGCTACGAAAGCATTTGACCTTTCGAAATTCAGAAAGACTCTGACAAAAAGTATTGATGGGCTTGGCGTCGGTTTTAATGATCCAACAGACTGGATCTCTACAGGCAACTATGCCTTAAACTATCTAATTAGCAGTGACTTCAACAAAGGTGTTCCGTTGGGTAAAGTTACTGTACTTGCAGGCGAAAGTGGTGCAGGTAAATCATATATTTGTTCCGGTAACCTAATCAAAGCCGCACAAGAGCAAGGCATTTATGTAGTGCTTGTTGACAGTGAAAACGCTCTTGATGAAGCATGGTTACACGCACTAGGCGTTAATACTAGCGAAGATAAGTTGTTAAAACTTAACATGGCTATGATCGACGATGTGGCGAAAACTATCAGTGAATTCATGAAAGAGTACAAAACAATGGATGAAGCAACTCGTCCTAAAGTATTATTTGTCATTGACTCACTTGGCATGTTGTTAACTCCAACTGACGTTAATCAGTTTGAAGCAGGCGAAATGAAGGGCGATATGGGTCGTAAACCTAAAGCACTTACAAGTTTAGTTCGTAACTGCGTAAACATGTTTGGTAGCTACAATGTTGGATTAGTTTGTACTAATCACACATACGCAAGCCAGGATATGTTTGATCCAGATGACAAGATTTCAGGTGGTCAAGGTTTCATTTATGCAAGCTCTATTGTTATTGCCATGCGTAAGTTGAAGTTAAAGACTGATGCAGATGGTAATAAGACTACAACGGTAAATGGTATACGTGCCGCATGTAAAATCATGAAAACACGTTATGCAAAGCCATTTGAAAGTGTGCAAGTTGAGATTCCTTATGAAACAGGCATGAGTCCTTACAGTGGTATGGTTGACTTATGTGAAGCCAAGGGTATCTTGACAAAAGATGGCAACAGACTTAAATACGTTTCAATAGATGGTACAGAAATGAAGATGTATCGCAAAGAATGGGATCGTAATGAAGAGGGTGGTCTGGATAAGATCATGCTTGAGTTTAACCAAGCTGTTGCTAACAAAAATCTAAAACCAACTATTGATCAAGACACGGGAGAGATCTTAGAAAATGTTGACTGAAGACCATATTATTGATATCTGGACAGGCATGAAAGAGTTTTTTGACAAAAAAGCTATTGAAACTGTCGCAAGCAAGTACATTGACATCCTAGCTGATAACGGTGTAAGTGATCACGTACTCAAAGCCGCCATTGGTGGTGATGAGGATCTTGATGCCGCCATTGAGTATTATCTAGATGACTGGGACGGCGAAGACGAAATCGATTACGAGAGTGAAGATTACGACAGTGACGAGGAATAACTGTGTGGTATAACAAAGTTGCTAATGATATTAGTAACATTCCAGATGCGGTAGAATATTTTGAAGCTGAGTTGATCACTGCAAGATATGAATGCCGCATAACTGGAAGTTTAGAAAAAGCCGCGGCAAGTATGCCCGGTGTAGTGGAACAACGTTTTACACAGTTACAGGAAATTGAGGCAATTTTAGAATATCTAAACATAGAATTGCGTAGATTAAAAAGTAGTCATTTCAGAAAGTATCTAGAAAGCTATGCTCGCGCTCTAAGTAGTAGAGATGTTGAAAAATATGTCGAAGGTGAAGCAGATGTAGTTGATATGGAAAAAATTATCAACGAATTTGCCTTACTGCGTAACAAGTGGTTAGGTATTACCAAAGCACTTGACCAAAAACAATGGCAAATAACCAACATCATAAAACTTAGGGTCGCTGGCATGGAAGATGCCACCCTCTAACAAAAAGGTTATTAGAAATAATAACCTTTTTTTCTTTATTCTCTTGACTTTACAAAATAAGGCTGTATAATACATAGTATGACACAAACAGTTGAAGATGCCATTGAAATTTTAGCCGGAGTTCGTCCACGAATTATTAATATTCGAATAGACTACAACGAAAAAAATCTTATAAAAAGTATTGGACGTCAAGTATCCAATGGCCTAGCATTGACTGATCGTCAACTTGAGCTTTCCCTGAAAAAAATCAAAAAATATCAGGAAAATTTGGAAAAAAACAACATTGATGTGACCACACTATTAGCAACACAATCACTGAGATTGCCTCTTAGAGAAATTGATCGCTCACAGATGGTTTTAATATCAACTGATGATGATAACAAAAAGTTAATTTCTATAAAAGGTACTAGAGCTCGAACATTTCAGGAAAAATGGCCAAAAATTCAGGAAAAATTGGTTGGTACGATTCATGAACAAGGAACAGTAAAAAGTATTCCGTTGAATGAAATCAATGTTTCAGTAGTAGTCTCTGAGTTCCAAGACAGTGACTTTGATGTTGATCCTGAGCTGTTACTGATTTTTAAAGAAATTGAAAAAATTCAGGAAAATCCTGAAAAATTCGTACCTTACGTTGATCTAGATGAAGAGCAAGTGGTCATACGCAATGCCAATAAACACTGCATAGAATATGTTGAGTCAAAAATTTCCGACAAGACAAAATCAAACTTTCTCAGCTATATTGACAAGTTAAAAAAATGTGGTATCTACCATAAAGATGCAAAAATTCTTGAAAAAATTGCAAAACTTTCACCTAATGAGTTGACAAAACATATATTAACTAATTCAGCAACTAGATTTAGAATTAGTCCCGACACCTATCCAGTTGATAATATTATTGGTGTAATTGAAAATCTTGATCAGTGGCCAATTTTAGTATTAGTCGATGATGACCATAAAGCACTAGAGCAAGTGGCCACCATTTTTTCAGCATTAGCCGGTAAAATTCTCAACAGTGAGATCACTGTGTTTTTTAGAATTGATAATGGACAAAAAAATTACAACGAATTTAACCAAATGGTCAGAGATAACCACTTAAATAATTATATAGGGCCAGACACAAAGGTAGTGTTCATTGCAAAGAACAAAATACCTAAACCATTGTTAAAAGCAGACTGGCACCCCAATACTGCTTTAATGTTAAGCAATCATGATTTTGGAAAAACTTCTGCATTTTTAGACGACATGTCTACCGTGTATTATTATAACAATTCCATCGTAGTAAGAAACAATAAAGTTAAGGGAGCAAGACAAATTGCCCAGTTGTAAAATAATCATTAGAGATGAAGTCAATATAAAGATTGAAGGTCTAAGTGTTGAAGTTAGACGTAAAATCTCTAACAAATTAAAATTTGAATTGCCCTATGCACGTCACATGCCTCAGTACAAACTAGGCAGATGGGATGGCACAACTACATTCTTTGGACTCGGTGGCAATGGTTATCTCAATCACCTAGATGTTATTTTACCTATACTTGATGAGTGTGGTGTAGATGTTGCAGAAGTGGAAGATCTTAGAGAAAATCACAAATTTGAGTTTGAAAAGATCACTGAGAATTATTGGGCTGATCAAGGTAAGGTATGGCCAGAAGGACATCCCATTGCAGGACAACCTATCGTATTGCGGGACTATCAGCTGACAGCAGTTAATGGATTTATGGAATGCCCACAAGGATTACAAGAACTAGCAACTGGTGCTGGTAAGACCATTATTACTGCTACACTAAGCAAATTATGTGAACCTTATGGACGTACACTGGTCATTGTTCCTAACAAGAGTCTAGTGGTACAAACTGAAGAAGACTATGTTAACGTGGGTTTAGATGTAGGTGTTTACTTTGGTGACCGTAAAGAAATAGGTCGTACACACACTATATGTACATGGCAAAGTTTGAACATTTTAGAGAAGAAAGGTGCTGAAAGTGAAGCACTTACTTTAGCAGAGTTCATTGAAGGTGTAGTATGTGTTATCATTGACGAAGTTCATCAGGCCAAGGCTGAAGTACTGAAAAAATTGTTATCAATGAACTTTGCCAATGCACCTATCCGCTGGGGACTTACTGGTACAGTACCTAAAGCAGACATTGAATTCCAAAGTATTTTAGCCACTATCGGTCCAGTTATCAATAGAATCTCTGCACATGCACTACAAGAAAAAGGTGTGCTAAGTCAATGCCACGTGAATGTTGTGCAGATGGTAGACGTACAAGAGTTTCGTAGTTACCAAGACGAGTTAAAATATTTGGTAACAGACAGTGATAGAATGACTTACATTTCTAACCTGTGCAGTAATATTAAAGAAAGTGGTAACACCTTGATTCTAGTCAATAGAATTGAGTCTGGAAAGTTTATTATTGATCATATTCCAGATGCTGTGTTCGTCAGTGGAGATGTTAAGTTAACTGAACGTAAAGAAGAATATGATGAAATTAAAACAAGCACTAATAAGGTTATTGTGGCGACTTACGGTGTGGCCGCTGTGGGTCTTAATATCCCCCGTATTTTTAATCTGGTTCTTTTGGAACCCGGAAAGAGCTTTGTCAGAGTTATACAAAGCATTGGGCGAGGTATTAGAAAAGCAGAAGATAAAGACTTCGTACAGATCTGGGATCTAACAAGTTCTTGCAAGTATGCCAAACGACACCTTACTGAGAGAAAAAAGTTTTATAAAGAAGCAAAGTATCCGTTTACTTTAGAAAAAGTAACGTGGCAACAATAAGGAAAATATGACATTAAAAGTAGCTTACTTTCAACCAATGGTGTTTGCCATTGACGATGTTCCGGCATTTCAGTTCAGTCAAATATTTAATTTGTCGGAAGCATTACACTCACGTACTGAGTTAAACGATGGAGATAATCCGTTGATTAGCATTCGTGGAGGCCAGCAAATACAAGTATACCCTAATGCGTTGGGTCTAGATGTTACTTGGTTAACTGCATGGATTGAAAGTATTTGTCAAGGATACATAGAACTAGTAACAGCACAAAGCGGAGCAGAAGAACTAGCACTGTGCCGTCCGGTAGTTACTAGCATATGGACTATTAGGCAATATGAAGGCGACTATCAAGAAATGCATAGCCACCCAGGCGGCCATCTCAGTGGAAACATTTATATTAGAACGCCGGATCTAGCACCTGGAAGCAAACCTAGTGATAGTCAGATTTTATTTAGATTACCACATACTAAAGATGTTAGTAAGTTTATAATGAATGACACGTGGAAATATACTCCTAAAGAAGGAACTGTTATATTATTCCCAAGTCATTTACCCCATACTGTCTATCCGTGGAAGGGAACTGGCACTAGGACTGTGATGGCATTTGATGCTATACTAGTTCCAAGAGAACAACAATAAGGAAAAACAATAATAATATGATGATTTTAACACTAGACGATAAGACATTTGATTTGTCTAAAATGCCCGACGAGTTGGAGGATGATATACGTTTTAGCGTACTAGATAACAGTGATCCGCAAAACCCTGACTTCTTTTTTATACCGTTGATATTTTTAGAAAGTTTTAACAGTCCAGCAATGGTTCTAAATATCGGTGGACATGAAGTTACTATGCCAGTTGATTGGAGCATTGCAGTTGGTGATAGCGAATGTGGAAGTGAAGTTGAAGTTTTACCGTTAACAAGTTTAAATGATAGAGGCTTTGAAGCATTCCTTTTTAATCCACTGAGCGCCTTTAGACACGGGTATGCAAATATTGAAATTGTAAATGTATACAATGATGTTAAATGGTATTTTCCAAAGATGAAAAATAATCAATTACTTAGTGTTCCATTACATGAAGGCGAAAAACCCATGTGTGCATTTTTCTGTAAAGACATTAGTCGCCAAAGCGAAATAATTGACCACTATAAATTATTATAATATGGGATCTCTAACTCCTGGTGCAAAATACATATACGAACGCGACGGCGGCACTGTATATGCTAGAGAGTTTGGCAAAACTGAAAGACGAGTTATAGGATATAACTTGCCAGAACATAGAGATCCATTGCAATATGACATACTCGAAACTCAACTTTGGCAAGATATCGTGGAAGCAGGAAAAACAAATCCCGCTTTACAAAAAACTTTAGATCGGGCTGTATTAATCTATCAAACTATTAAAGATGACATTGAACCAAAAACAAGACCCTAGAACAAATGATGGCAGACCACTACACGAGCACTTGATGGAAAGTAAAATGTGGGGAGAAATTCGTCGAATGGCTCCTACCAATCCCGCTTTACAAAAGGCCTTGGATCGTGTTATAATGTTATATAGACTTAGTAAGGATAAACCGTTATGAGTGACAAGCTAGCAATTAAAGATTTAACCGGCGCAATTGATATGGGCGCGAGAGATCTATGGAACGACCTCGATGAGGAACAACGTAAGCAAGTGAGTTTTTTCTTACTGAATAGATATGCTAGTTCTGTTAAAACTAGTAATCGAGATGTACAAGAACTAGCAGTTTTTAAAACAAACGAATACTTTAACAAACATTATTTTAGCCTAAGTAAACACCCTAAGCTACTGTGGTATTTGTTGGCTATGTGCGGTAATGATGAAAAGAAGATTTACTTTCACGAATGGATTGGACATAAAAAGAAGTCCGGTGATGGTAAGATCTATAAGTTTTTAGAGTCTATATATCCTAGTATGAAAGAGGATGAATTAGAATTACAAGCAACACTTATGTCTACCGCAGAAGCTAAAGAGTTGGCTAGAGATCTTGGAATGACCGATGTAGAAATTAAAAAGATCTTATGAATTTAGATGTATTTGAAAAACAACATAAAGGAATAAAATTCAAGTTGAGCGCAGTAGACAAACCCTATGTATGCCAATATTGTAACAGTGCCTATGTTAAGGAATCTACATTGGCTGTGCATATGTGCGAGCAAAAACGTAGGCATATGGCTAAATCTGAGAAGCACGTTCAGTTAGGATATCAAACCTACATTAGATTTTTTCAACTAAGTCAAAAAGTAAAAAATGTAAAAACCTATGAGGAATTTGCCAAGAGTCAATACTATAATGCATTTATAAAGTTTGGCAGTTTCCTACACAATGTTAATCCCTTATACCTAGATAGATATATAGATTTTGTAGTTACTAGCGGAGTTAAACTTGACCATTGGTGCAGGGAAGAATTGTATTATCAATATGTATTAGACCTAATTAAGAAAGAACCTGCTGAAGTAGCACTACAACGTAGCATCAGTACTATGATGGATTGGGCAGATAACAATAATAGCCAATGGAATCATTATTTTAAATACGTTAGTCTGAATCGTTCAGTATATGATATTAAGGATGGTAAAATTAGTCCTTGGCTAGTATTGAACAGTGAAAGCGGACGCAGTATGTTAAGCAAATTTAATGATGAACAGTTAAATATTATTTTTGAAGTAATGAATCCTGACTTTTGGGCCAAACGTTTTAGGACCTATCCAGCAGACTTGACGTTAGTTAAGCAGGTAATAGATGAGGGATCATTATGAGAAAGCTCCTAGACGGAACAGTCGCACAGGAATTAAAAAAAACTAAGACACTAACAATTAAAACAAAGTGTCCTGGTAAATGGATATTAGTAGATAAAGAAACTGGAGAAGTATATACTCCATATGAAACAGACGGATTAAGTCAGTGGAAGAAAATAGCTACATGGGACAAGGACGGTAACGATGCCTGATATTGACATTGACTTTAGTGATAGAACTAGAGCCCTTGAATTATTTGACCATACTACGGCTAGTAGGATAGATAACGGACAAGTGAAGCCTCACAATACTGGTATATACGTTACTAGTATTCCTAAAGATGAGCGTAACAACTTATCAACTATCGAATATAAGACAGCAGAAGATAGAGGGTATTTTAAAATAGACTTTCTAAACGTGGGTGTTTATGAAGGTGTGCGAGGTGAAGATCACTTGACGCAACTTATGGAGACTGAACCGCTATGGGATTTACTTTTACAAGACGACTTTGCGAATCTGTTATTTCATTTGAACGGGCATGGGACGGTACTGAGGAAGACTTGCCCTACTTCCGTGGAACAATTAAGTGCGGTCCTCGCTATGATCCGCCCGGCCAAGAGGCACCTGATTGGTCAGGACTGGACGACGATTATGAAGGAAGTGTGGACGAAGCCCGAGAATGACGACTACTATTTTAAGAAAGCGCATGCCGTAGCCTACGCAATGGCAATAGTAGTGCAGATGAATTTAATTTGCGAAGGTGTTAGTTACGGGTATAATTAACGCTTAGGGCGTACAAGCTGTATCATTTTACGTTTTACACGTTTGATACTCATGTTATGCAGATTAACAGTTGGACCAAATACTACAGTAACATCCTTAGTATTCATAGTCATAATACTGTATCGAAATGCTTCCATTTCGCTCTTTAGAAATATGCTAATTGGAATAGTACGATTTGATTCCCACCACCATACTTCACCTAGCTCTAAAAAGACTTTGCGATCCAGTTCGGTACGTAGCTCTTCGTAGTTATAGATACTAGTTACGTATTGATCTTGATTAATAACTACACCAACATATTCAATACCGCCGTAGTGTACAACCGATATAAAAGGGAAGTTTTCTCTGATTTCTTCCGTAAGTTTTACCATAAATACTGTATGACCTTCATAAGTGAAAAATAGTCCAATGCAAAAAATTCAATTTTATTTAGTACCAAATAGGATCACGGTCACGACAGATATGGCGGGATTTACCACGGAGTTTAGACAAGTGTACACAAGAACAATCAAGTTATACAAAGGTATTAGAAATACCATAGAGTTTGAGATTAGAAACTCAGACCAACGACGTCAGGACGTGACTGGTGCAACTATCACAGCCATGTTCTTCGATGCCGATCGTAAAAAGCTGTTTGAAGTAACTGGTACCATGGCTCAAGATATGAGTGGCGCTTATCTTATAGGAACTATGTCGGTGGCAATACCAGCGGCAACTATTGCTAATATAGATCCTCAGCAACTTGGTGTTGCAGTTAAAATGACCAAGGCCACCGTAGACTATCCATTGTATTCAGACAGTCAGTTTGGCCTTGTTGCTACTTGCGAGCTATTAGACGGATATAATGCGGCTCCGGACTTTGTTGACCAGCTTAATGTATTCAACTATGAGTTTGATGCTAACTCATATTTTAGTGAGATTGGTGAATTTGGCACTAGAATAAACGAAGACTATGCTACTGCACCAACCCGCTCAATCACATGCGAAATATATCCCAACTCGGGATTTAATGGCAATGTAATGGTCTACGCTACTAATGATAAGAGCAATGCAGGTGATGTACAATGGACACTGGTAGATACTATAGCAGTCGATGATGCCGTTTGGGATCCCATCGATGATGCTGTCATAGTTACTGGAGATTATAGATATGTGCGTTTTCGCATACCTAGAGATAGATCATTAGTAGGAGGCAGTGGTGCTAGATTTACTGTAACTAAATCCGGCGGACTCTACACCAATGTTGTAGCAGTATTAAGAGGGCAATACTATCGAGTTGGCGACACATTAACCATTAAAGGGTCACTATTAGGCGGCCTAGACGGCACTAATGATTTGATTATTACTGTGGTTAGTATAGTTAATAGTGTGCCTACTTTAGGAAACGTTGATCAAATAAGTTGGGCAGGATCCGCCGCTCAAGGTGCAGGCTACTTTGAGAGCATTGGAACAGACCCTCTATCAAGACTACCCAATCCGGTTGACAAAATCATCATAAGAAACTAAAATAGCTATACATGAGTATAGTTGACGCAATCTATTCGTACCTCCCTGCAAAACGCAAAAGCACTCCAAGTGGTTGGACAAAGTTCAATGCGGTTTGTTGCCCCCATAACGGAAACACTCCAGACACACGTCAACGCGGCGGAATCATACGACATGGAGACGGTGTAAGTTATCATTGTTTTAACTGCGGATTTAAAGCTAGTTATGTAAACGGACGGCATCTTACTCGCAAGATGAAACAGTTCTTAGAATGGTGTGGAGCCCCAGATGACGCTATTACCAAGATAAGTTTAGAAGCACTTAAGGTAGAAGGCGATCAAAAAATCCTAGAAGCAGTTAGCCTTCCTACACTGCCCGATAAAGACTTACCCGCAGACTGCCAAACACTTGAGCAGGCGCTGATGTCGAATCCTGAAGCAGTTATTGGAGTAGCAGACTATATATTAACTCGAGGCTTTGACATTAGGGGCGACTGGATGTGGAGTCCGGAACTACCCGATAGATTGATTATACCCTTTCGCTTTGAAGGTAGAGTAGTTGGCTATACTGGTCGTAAAATAACAGAAGGTAAGCCCAAATATCTAAGCGAACAGACGCCCGGGTATGTATTCAACTTAGATGCACAGAACACAGACAGGCCTGTGGTATTGGTAGCAGAAGGCCCACTAGATGCACTAAGCATAGGCGGTGTAGCTATCCTGGGCGCAGACATTATGGACAAGCAGGCCATGCTGATTAATCGTCTAGGCAAGCGAGTCATTGTTATACCAGATAGAGATGCAGATGGTGCAAGAACAGTAGAGCGAGCCATAGAACTAGGCTGGTCAGTTAGTATGCCCGATTGGGCAGATGGCGTCAAAGATTGTAATGATGCACTGAGAAAACACGGAGAGCTTTGGACTGCCTATTTGATTATGCAGGCAGCAGAGTCAATGGAACTTAAAATAAGATTACGAATGAAACATTGGTTTACGGAATAATATGACAACAAGACAAAACACAGACTACGGTTACGACATTCAGAAGTTATATTTAGAAATGATGATGGCAGATGCGGCAACATTTGTACGTTGTCAAAGCATTTTTGATCATACTCTATTTGATCGTAAGCTACAAAACCCTGCAGAGTTTATCAACAACTATGTAACTGAGCACAATGCTATTCCAACATTTGACATGGTTAATGCGGCTACACATGTAGAACTTAAAGATCCAGGAATGATCAAGGACGAGCACTTAGATTGGTTGCTAGCAGAGTTTGAAACATTTACTAAACACAAAGGACTAGAGCGAGCTATTCTAGAATCAGCTGACATGTTGGAAAAAGGCGACTACGGTCCTGTAGAAGATTTGATCAAGAAAGCAGTACAAATTGGTCTACAAAAAGACATGGGCACTGACTATTGGGCTGATCCCAAAGCACGTCTAATGGGACTCAAAGATAAAAATGGACAGGTTAAGACTGGTTGGGAAACTGTAGATAAGCGGTTGTTCGGCGGATTTAATCGCGGAGAATTAAATATTTTTGCAGGCGGTTCTGGAGCTGGAAAATCGCTGTTTTTGGCCAATCTAGGCGTGAATTTTGCGCTGGCAGGACTGAATGTTATCTATCTGACTCTAGAACTGTCAGAACCACTGGTCAGTATGCGAATTGATAGTATGACCACTGGTATCTCAACAAAAGAGATATTTAAAGACATAGATAATCTAGATATGAAAGTTCGCATGATTGGCAAGAAATCTGGAGCATATCAGGTCAAATATATGCCTTCTGGCAAGACTGTAAACGACATTCGAAGCTACATGAAAGAGTTTGAAATCAAAACAGGCAAGAAGGTAGACATACTTTTAGTGGACTATTTGGACTTGCTGATGCCTATCTCTAAGAAGATTAGTGCTGAAAACTTGTTCATTAAAGATAAGTTTGTAAGTGAAGAACTGCGTAACTTGGCCATGGAAAAGAACGTGGTATGCGTTACAGCCGCACAGTTGAATCGTGGTGCTGTAGAAGAAGTTGAGTTTGATCACAGTCACATTAGTGGCGGACTAAGTAAGATTCAAACTGCGGATAATGTGTTTGGTATCTTTACAAGTCGTGCTATGCGTGAGCGTGGCAAGTACCAGATCCAACTGATGAAAACTCGTTCAAGCAGTGGCGTAGGCATGAAGATCGATCTTGAGTTTGATGTGGATACTCTACGTATTACAGATGCTGGAGAAGACGGACAAGGCGATGGAGATTACCGTCCTAAGAGTTCTGCTATTCTAGACAACATCAAACGTCAAAATACCGCACCCGTTACAGTAGATGCTGAAACTGGTGAGATTAGCGACCCTAATCAGGGAGTTGCTATACCTAAGATTAGAGCGCAAACTGACAGTACTAAACTGCGCCAGTTCTTAAATAATCTAGGCGACACATCAGAATAAACAAATAAATACTAGTTACTAACAGGACTGGTATTCTATGGCAACAGCAAAAACAGAACGCAGTATTCGATTACTAGGCAGAAAAACCTTAGATCTAGATCGAATAACTGGAACTAACGGTGAGTTTTTCTACGACACCGATACACAAAGTTTAAGGATCTATACTAGTGGAGGTAGCTCGAGTGTTCTAGCAACTAGAACATGGGTAACTTCGCAAAACTATATTACCAGCACAGGTATTCCAACCCAAACTGGACAATCGGGCAAATATCTAACCACAAACGGTACAGCGGTAAGTTGGGGCACAATAACAGCCACACACGTGGGATTGGGCAGTGTTACTAATGAAAGCAAAGCCACGATGTTCGCTAGCCCGGCATTTACCGGCACACCAACTGGCATTACTGCCACTCATGCGGGATTAGGTAACGTAACTAATGAATCAAAAGCCACAATGTTTAGTAGTCCCACATTTACTGGAGGTGTAGGTGTAGGCGGTGCATCTAGTGTTATTACTGGAACTTCAAAATCTGGTAATTATCTTGATGTTCAAGGGTTCTTACAACTTAAAGGTCAAAGTGGTGGCGGCAACATTGATTTCAAACCAAGTAATTCCTCTTATAGAACTGCCAACATTGAAGGGACACTAACTGCAGGAACAACTCCTCAATTACTATTCATGGTTTCATCATCGATAGAATCTAGTATAGTGACTACTACTGTTGAGATGAATTCTTCAGGAACACAGAGTACGTCGTCAACAACAGGTGCATTAGTAGTTACTGGCGGCGTTGGTATAAGTAAGAATTTGTATGTCG